GTGGGATCACCACTCACGTTTGCATCTGCAACCGTAGCATGGGGAAAATTGCGAGCCCAAGAAGGGCTCTAGCTTTTCTTAAATAGTGCCGATCTTCCAGATCAATTTCTGAAGACCGATAAAAGCACTAAAAGAGCCAGGGCTCTCGCTGACAAGAGTTCGGATAGGAAGGCTAGTAAGCGTTTTGAATTTATCCTCGTTTTCGTCCTTAACCGTAAGGCGAGAAACGTAAGAAAATTCATACATAACGCTAGGGCCATCCTTTAAGAACTTGTAGTACTTGTATCGATTGAACAAGTCCACTGCAAAGTTCCAATCTAACTCGCTGTCAACAGGTTGTTTTGGAATGGTTTCCTTTTCCATTCTCTCCGCCTGGGACGCCTTAGGGAATTTCTCCTTGATAGCGTCCGTATCAGCTACTGCAACGGGATACGCGCTAAGCCATCGCTTAACAGCTATCCACGCTGCACCCGGGAAACCGGGTTCGTAGTCAGGACCCATCTGCGCATATGCCGGATTTTTCCAAGCTATATGAACAGACGTCGGTTCTCCTAGAAGGTCGGAGGTATCGTCAGTCGGTGTGCGCGTCATCTCGGGGAAAAGATGAAAGACCCAAGATTCCGCTGCACTGGCACCTTGCAACCAGCCTGACGACCGAAGCGCATTGGAAAGCTTAACGTACGAAGAAATAGAATCTTCGTATTCGTCTGTAAAGAAATCCTTTACAGGAAGGTCACGGAATTTCCGTGGCCAATATACAGACGTAACTTCCAAAGCTTCTCCGTTTTTAACGTCCATCAGGACGTCTACACCACAAGATTCGCGGAACCGCAGTGTAGATCCGTCTATAAAAGATCGGGTCTCTGCGGTAAAGGACTTACTGTTATTGACTGTGAACCCAAAGAGTTGAAGCAGATGCCTCAAAATCTCTGCAAGTTCAGCAGGAACTACTATATCATCGCCATAAATGGCAATATAGCAGATCATGTAGTCAAGTATGTCCTCGAACGTTGGGGGACGCCGCATCTTGAAACATAACAAGATGTGAACGGCTACGGCCACTATTCCACCGAAGACAAGTTCTTCGATTCGGAATGTTAGGCCATTTCCCATCGTTGCAGCACTATACAAGAGGTGACTAACCTCTGGTTGTCGTGCATCCACGAA